TTGCAGCAATAACATTACCAGATGAAATTGTTAGTGTAGTTGTGTTTTTATCAAAAGTGAACGCAGCAACACCATTTGAAATATTTTGATCATTAAACTGTACAGTAGTATTTGAACCGCCTACTACTCCACTACCACTACCACCTAATGCAGCAGTGGCTATTCCAGAATTCGCTACATAAGTTGCCAATCCTGCGCCATTGGCAGTTGCTGTTAATCCTAAATCAGTATATAATACTACATTACCTGAGGTAGCGTAATCACCACTTAATTTTAAATAAAATGTGTTTCCATTGATATTTGAATTTGCCCCAGAATTACTAATTGTTGCACCAGAAATAGTTACAATCTGTCCATTTGTATAGGGTGTCACATTAGAAACAGTCATGGTAACAATGTTACCAGTAACGTTGTTGGTTAATCCTTTGATTGTAGTATACAATGTATTCTTAGGAGTCCAAGAAAGATTTCCCAATCCGTCTGTTTCTAATATATATCCAATGGCCCCGCCGGTCATTGAAATATTTGATACATTGCCTAATTTAAGTTTGGCACCACCAAGCTGTGAATTTAGGCCTGTGTAATTTTCCCATGTATCAGTACTTGATACATAGGTAAGTATTTGACCGTTTTGAGGTCCAACAATATTAAAGTTACCACCATCACTACCGTTAATTTGACTAAAACTTATATTGGAATATGAAGTTAATACCTCAATATTCTCATCTGCATAAGTGTTTCCGGTTCTTCCAATGAAAAGTCTATTTTCATCAGTTGCCCAGCCAAATTCACCGTTGTCTAGCTGTGGTAAGTCAACTAGGTTACCTGCTCTTTGCTGTATCTTTGAGATTTGTACTATGGCCATAAGTGTAATTCTTCACGTTTACACTTATTTATCATAATATTGACTTAACCGCTATACAAATTTCATATAGTATTGCTCTACCCGCTTAAACCACATGTCACTATACTTGTCAAATTCAGTACCTTCAATGATGAATTCCTGATAAACAACATCAGCGGTACACATAAAAATGACGCCTTTGCGTATCTTAGTCCCGTGTACTTCATTGTGAGCATTGGCATACGCTGCTAGTTGAATAAAGTAATCGTCAATCCACTCACGCTTTTTGAATTTGTTAGATTGTTTGTGGTCCATAATAGCATCACTTCCATCATGCACCCCGCACAAGTCAGTTGTGCCTGCATAGATTTTAGGGAAGTATAAAGGAACTTCTGTTCCCCAGTATTCGTTACATTTCACTAATCCCTGTTCAATAATTTGCTTTGCCATTTTGTGACTTTGAATACTGTAGGGATTGCTGCCAGGCTCAGTAACTATACCTGTCTTGATATAATCCTCAAGAAACTTGTGCATACGTGTGCCACGTCCTGCTGCCTCAGTTGTAATCTCTTGTGCTTTTTGAACACCAACTCGTTTGCGCCAGTTATGTAATGCTTGTTTACTTTCTTCTGACTTGGTTGCGTCTAGTATTGTTGTAACGCTTGGAAGTTTCTCACCATCTGGTGTAGCATATCTACGTTTGCCTTCAATTTCTACCCTGCTCATGGGTATATAGTTGTATTTGTTTGGATTGTACATTATAGTAAATTATAGTTGATTATAATACTAATGTCAATTAGATTCGGAAACTTTCTCCACACCCGCATCTATCACGTTCGTTAGGGTTACGAAATTCAAAACCCTCATTAAGTCCATTGCGGACATAATCTATTGTCATCCCTTGAAGATAAGCACAACTTTTTGGATCAACATATAATGAGCACCCATCACAATCAATCTTTATATCTTCTGACATTGGTTGATCAACATATTCAAGAACATAGGCTAAACCAGAACAGCCTGTCGTTTTGACACCTATTCTAATTCCTAATCCTTTGCCTCTTTTTGCAAGAGTTTGTTTTACTTTGTTTGTTGCTTTATCTGTAACAGTTATCATTGTGTTGGCATAGCACTTTGTGCCATTTGTTGTACAACTTGTTGACTTTGTGATTGATCTGGATTTTCCGGAGTCTCATCATGTCCTTTGAAGATAATCTGATCACCTTGAATATTTTTAATTACAGTATTTAAAGGAGGGTTCTTTATCATATCATACAAGTCGGTGACATCTAAAACAATATCACCTTTATCTTGTAGATAAGTTAAAAACTCGTCCGTCGTGTAACTACTAGGATCTATTATACCGTTATCTAAATCAGTTTTAAGTTGATTGACAAGAACGATAAGTTTAGCACTCGCCGGATCAGCAAGTTCAAATAGAAACATATTATCTCTTTGCTCTACCGACGCCACCTGATGCAGGCATTTCTGGTTCTTCTGGTGGCATACCAGCATCCATACCCATATCAACTTCTTCTTCGCCTGCAGCCATACCAGCATCTAAACCTGTGTCCATACCAGCTTCAGCACCCAAATCAGCACCAGCATCAAATGCTGCGTCTACTGCTTGACCAGTTAAACCATTCAACGCATTCTTTAATGTGGTTGATGCTTCTTTCAATGAAGCAGATAATGTGTCTAGTTGGCCAGAAACTTGGTCATTGTATGTTTGACTTTCGTTAACACCAATTTCACTTTCGATACTTGATACTAATGCTGGTAGTTCTTTAACTTGCATTTGACCTACATCTTCTAGCATCTTCTGTACTTGGTCTACCATATCTTGTGCTGCTAGTACAACTTGTGACTTCTCAACTTCTTCATTCTCAACCATGATTCTTGGTTGTGGAAGTGAACGTAGTTCGTTGTAGTGGTCACTAAGTGCTTGCTCCATGAACACCAATTTCATATAAGAAGTTGATGATTGACTATTGTGATAGTCAGGGGATTGCTTTGATTCATTCATCAAACCGCGAACTTTTTGAAGCATAGTGCGGGTAGATGACATAGACATGTTATCTACATTGAATGAGGTTTCATACTGTTCTTTCAATACTTTAGTAGAGAGAGAGCGGCGATTGTGATTTAATTCTGTTAATTTCATAGTTATATTCCAAAGAAGTATATAATATATTTATCTTTTCTTTCTGTATTATGCGGATTTGTTAAATCGTTTATCTTGCCAAATCCTAGAACTATTCACATAACCCGCTAATTCGTCGGCGATCTGTTTGCGTTCCATCTTTTCTTCACCCAATTTAGCTAAGTAAATCAGTTTTTCTTCTAAATTTTTAGCTTTTTTTACTAATTTTTGATGTACTAGTATCTCACTCTCTACACTAGCCAATCTATTATCCAAATCTAAAATACGATTAGATTCGTATATGCTGTTCCTTTTGTCAAAGGTACACCAGGATACAGCATTTTTTAATACGTTAAATGATTTTGCGCCTGCTATACTGTCTTTTTCCACAACATAATAATCATTGTTTTTTTTAATTGCGTATTGGTTGAATAAGAAATAAGATCCATCTGGTCCTTGTAATATAGACAATTCACTTAACTTCTCCATTTCTCTATTGGATATTGTTTTTGTAAATTTATGTAGTAATTTGTCGCTTATCATTTTGTTAACACTTTAAAATATATGTTTCTTAACTCATCACTGGTATCCAAAAACATGGGTAATTGGTTCCATTCTGTATGGCATTTAATCATGGGCACTTGATCACAATCACGGTACAACCAACCCAGTTCGGATATCCCGTCATAAAATACGCTAGGATGCTGTACAGCAAAATCAAAGTTCCAGCATGGGTAAGTTTCATTATCTTGTTGCTCAAACAAAAATCCAAACTCAGTACATTCGTCAAATCTTATTTCTATTTTTTCTGGGCTACGTACAACTTCAGGCTGGCTACGTAATGAGATTGCTTGTTGCACCGTGTCAAAATTGCTTTGTGTATTGCGTTTATGATGCCAGTCCTTGTCCATATCCGGACGATGACGGTTAGGTACATTAGTCTGTGTAATATCAAATAGGGTATAGCAAGATATAATGTAACTCATGCTAGTATTTAACAGAGGTAAAAAAACCCTAGAAAATCTAGGGTTCTTTTAGACAGATATTGATTAACCTGTGAATGTAGCTGAAGCTGAAACAACTACTGAATTAGCTACGCCACCGGCTGTTAAGCCTGCACGAATAGCTGTTTGTAATGTTGCTGTAGTCCATGCTGCTGTTGGATACACAGCCATTGCTAATGTATCAGGACCTGCAGTTGTGAACTCATAGATGTAAACTGTAGCTAATTGCTGTGTAGCTTGGATAGCTAAAGAAACTTGAGTACCTGTCAATGCGCTTGAACCAGATGCTGTAACTGTGAAGTAGTCTAGTTTAGGACCTTGTGGTTGAACTGTTGCGCCAGAACTAACTGCGTTTGCACCACTGTTTGTATATGATGGTGAGTCAAAGTTGATTACCGGTAGAAAGTCACCGTTTGTTTTTGTAAATTGTGCCATTTTATAATGCCTTTTAATAAGTTGAAGCCTACTGCCTCA